CAATAGCACCATTACCTAAAATTATGTATCCAATAGAGGGTAGCAGTGCATCATTATTGGGTATGGGAGATGGTGACGGTAGAAATGATAGACTATTCAGACATCTTATAAAGTGTGCACAATCAGGATTATCTAATGAGGATATTGCACTTATAGCAGAGGTTATAAACACCTTTGTGTTTCAAACGCCACTTCAACCATCTGAATTGGATAAAATAGTTGCACAAACGCTTAAATATGCTGAGGATATGCCTACAACATTGAACCCATATGTAATATACTCAGTAAAGAAAGCACCACTCAAAATAAATGCGAGAGCAGTTGCTGACTATATTGTGTCCCAAGGCAATACTATAACAATAGGTCAAAGAGCATTTGTGTATTCATCAGGTGTATTCAAGGATAGAACAAGTGAAGTAACAAATATGATAAAAGACCTTATCAATGAGGATTCCTTGTTATCGTGGTCAAAAGTGTTTGATGCGTATAAGTATGTTGTAGATGATATACGATTGGTACACGATATATCTGAAATGAATGCTAATTCAAACATAATTAACTTCCTAAATTGCAACTATGACTACAAATCACGAGAGTGTTTGCCACATACACCTGAGATAATGAGCACCATACAAATACCTTATATTCTCAACAATCACGTTCCTAATGAGAAACCCAAGTTAGAGGATTTGCCTATACATTATTTTCTGAAAATAGTATGCGGTATAGATAGCGCAACAGAAATGATGATAATGAAGTATATGGCTTATTGCCTGACTACATCTACTGCATTGAAAAAGTTTCTACTATTATATGGTAAGACTAACACAGGTAAATCAATACTTATACGATTCATTACACGATTGGTTGGTGTAGAGAATACTTCAAGCGTAGCCATTGATGAACTCTCTCAAAGATTCTACCCAGCACTATTACTCAACAAATTGGTAAACGCTTGTGGAGATAACACATCCAGAGAATTGAGGAATATCCAAAACATCAAGAAACTCACATCTGGTGGTGATATTATGATGTGTGAATACAAGGGGTATACTCCTGTGTTTTTTACACCATTCTGTAAACTGATATTCTCATTCAACTATATCCCTGACCAAAAAGAAGATACCAGTGATGCATTCTATACGCGTATGCTACTGGCACATATGGATAATCAAATAGATATGACTGATGAGTTCATAGAAGTGCTTATGTCAGAGATATCCATAGAGGATACTCTTGAATATTTAGTTACACTATTACCAATTGAATCCCTTGAAAATCCTCCTAACAGTGTAGCATTGATAAAGAAAATGCGCGCTAAGGCTAACACCGCATATGCATACTTAACAAAGTGCGTTTACCAAGAAGAGGGTGCATCTATAACCAAAAGAGGGTTGTACCAAAACTATACACTGTGGTGTGCAAGGAAAGGTAGACAAAAAGTTGATGCTGATGTGTTCAAACTTATAGTGTCAGAAGTGTTCCCCGATGCAGTGCAATCAGATTATCGTATTCACGACATCAAGATAAAGGCATAAACAATAGAAAATTTCACTAAACTTTTACTTATTTATCACACGTTTAACACACTAACGCGTTATAATATAAATAGGTTAGCGCGGAAATATCGCGTACTGGAAAGGAGCAAAGATATGCAACAGTATAACTTCAACAAAAATGCCCTACCAAAGAATAAGATTATATGGGCGGTAATTGACATCGAAACCACAGGTCTTGATAGGTTTAAGGACAAGATAACTATGGTTGGTGTTTACACAATGGATGACACAGGACACAGCCAAATTAGTGTTCACAATATAGTTGATAAGAACTACCCAGGAACTTTAATGTCAACTATTGAAAGACTTCGCACTGATAAGGCTAAACTCATCTATCACAATGGTAAGTTTGATACCTTATTCTTACAGACACAATTTGGTATACGCTTACCAATACACGAGGACACAATGTTAATGAGTTACTGTTTCGATATAACAGATGACCATTCGCTGAAATCGTTGTGTCAGAAGTATCTGAAAGTTAAAGACTGGGATATTTCAAAGAAAGACAAGACACTTAAAGAGGACACACCTGAAAGCAGACAACTCCTATCAGAGTACTTGAAATTAGATGTAGAGTACACCAAGGAATTGTTTGTGTTCTTAAACTCTAAAATGAGTGAACAACAGAAGTATCTTTACAAGACACTGTTACTTCCAGCGTATCGTGCTTATAAGGATATTGAAACAACTGGTATACACTTTAACACAGAGGCTTGTGAACACTTGAAAAGGGAGTATGAAGAGAAAGCAACCGAATTGCGCATAAAACTTGATAGACGTGCCGCCAGTTTGGGTGTATCCTCTATAAATTGGAACTCACCCAAACAGTTAAGCAACTTCTTCTTCAACACACTCCAAAAGATGCCTATAAAATACTCACCAAAAACTAATGAACCAAGTACAGATGCTGAAACACTCAAAAAACTCGCTCTACAACAGAGATGTAAAGAGGCAGCAGTACTGAGTGAGTATAAGAAGTATCAAGGCGCACTGTCTAAGTTTCTCATTCCTCTACCAACATTTGCTGATGACTACGATAGAATACACCCTACATTCAATATAGCGACTGTGTTAACTGGGCGTACTTCCTGTTCCAATCCTAACTTACAACAAGTCCCCAGAGATAAGAGTGTTCGCACACTGTTCGATGCTGAAAAAGGACGTGTGCTGATAGAGGCAGATTATTCTCAACTTGAACTTCGTATTGCTGCTGAATTATCTCACGACCCAGTGATGTTACAGATATATAAGGATGGTAAGGATATACACACAAACACAGCAGCCACTATAACCAATAAGAGTTATGACGAAGTTACCAAGGAAGAACGTAAGAAAGCAAAACCTGTAAACTTTGGGTTCTTATATGGTATGGGTGCTAAGAAATTCGTTGATTATGCTTATATGAATTACGATGAAGTATTCTCTTTGAGTGAGGCACAACACGTTAGAGATATGTTCTTTTTATCATATCCTACACTCATCAGATGGCACAGAGAATGTGAGGCACAAGCAGAGATGGACGGTGGTGTTAACACAATATTTGGTAGGTTTCGTGCTTTACCAGATATATACTCTGGTGACCCTGGGTTAAAGGCATCAGCAATACGAAAGAGCATCAATACTCCTGTTCAAAGTGCTGGTAGTGACTTATTGTTGTGTGCTGTTATCGAACTTAACAAAACACTTCCAAGAGAATATGATGCCTATATAGTAGGCACAATACACGATTCAATCTTAGTAGACGCTCCTGAGGACACAGCCAAGGAGATAGCAGAGTACGTTAAACAGGTAATGATAAGTCCACGCCTTGCACACGATATGGGCGTTAGGCTTACAGTGCCTCTTGATGTAGAATATAATATTGGAAAATGGGGGGAATGATTATGTTGGCAGGTATCGCATTAAGTATATGGATAATAGGTAGTATACTCACAATTATAGGTTGTGCAATGACGGAGCAAGCATTATACACTCAAAACATCGATAAGACTGAGTGTAGTTTACAAATAATATTTGATAAAGGGGGTGATGATAAATGACAACAATTATAATGTTATGGTGTATTGCTGCAGGGATATTCACAGGAGCGGTTATACACAAGGTAAACACAAAGGGTTACACAGTTAAAGAGGCAATAAAGGCTACATTTACTGGAAAGGAGAAATTATGATGGTATGTGATGATTGCTTATTCGGGCTTGATGAGGGTGCTGTGTATTGCACCTTACACCAAACAGTAGAGTTCAGACAAACTTGTCCAGATTTTAGGGCAGCAAAAAGTCCTGAGCATAAGAGTACTATGAGTAAAGCATTAAGAGAGGCACTTGAAAGAGCATATAAATTAGAACCAATGGAGGATAATATCAATGATATGTAATGGTGGATATTGCACGCTATACAATAAGGTAGTTGATGAACTTCCCTGTATGGAGTTTAAGCCTGACATAGAGAACACAGAAGAGTATATTTGTGAATACATAATATGTGACCCCACAGATGAGGTAGATGATAAGGTAGATGATGAGGTAGATGATGATAACGAGTAAACGCCCTGATGAAATCAAAATGTCTTACACAAGAATTTCATCATACCGTATGTGTCCAAGACAACACTCCTATAAGTATAATGAGTTTATATACGCTCAAAAGGTTAGTAAACCACTTATACTTGGTGGACACATACACGAGATACTCAGCGTAAGAGCAAATCCCAGTGCGGTAGAACGAAAATTAGATGAAATATCGACCTTTTACACAAACTCTAAACGAGAGATTAAAAATAGCCTTGGAGAAACTTATGTAGAGGATATACGTTCTATCATCGATGAGTACACACACATCTGGAAATCTGAGACATTGCCTGATGAAACTGAGCATAAGTTCTCCAAGACAATAGGTAAGGCACAAGGTGTTCCAATAAACTTTATGGGGTATATTGATGAACTCTATAAGTACCAATCAAATTGGGGACAACCAGAGTTTATCATAGGAGAACACAAGACATTCAAAATCGCACCTAATGAGATAAAGTTGTTGAACGCTGAGCAACCACTACTATATGCTAAGGCTGTAACCGATGAGTTTGGTGTAACACCTCGCAACATAGTATGGGATTATATATCAAGTATACCCTCAGAAGAACCCAGACTATTAAAGAATGGCACACTCAGCACTTCTAATAATCCGCGTATAACACCATATTCTTGGGAGAAAGCCTGTGATAGGTACAATCTTCCTGAAAGTGAACGCCAGAAAGCGTCCTTGTATGAGGGTAATCAGATGAAGAGATTCTTCAAGTATGTTCTCAAAGTAAACAAATTCAGAATGAACTCTGTATATGAGGATTTTGTGGATACTGCTAAGGATATTATAAGGAACAACAAGACTTGTGTTCACGATGGCTTACAGTGTAGTTGGTGTGATTATCAACCTTTATGCGCAGCAGATTTGAGAGGTGATAGAGCAGAGCGAGAACGATTGCTGTACACAGAGTATGTACAAGACGCAACTAAACAAGTGATAAATTACGAGGAACAAGGAGAATAGTATGATTACTATCAAATCACTCTCAGATAGAGAAACCAACACAACCAAATTCTGGACAGTGTATGGTAAGTCGGGCAGCGGTAAGACACATTTCACGTCAACATTTCCCAAACCTATACTCTATGTGTTGATAGGTGATGAGGGTATAAACAGTGTATACAACAAGAAAGGTGTTCATTACTATGAACTACCTAACACAAAGGAATTGCCCATAGCGATAACAGAAATAGATAAGATGGTAAGTGTGGATAATTCACCATACAAAACGGTTGTGTTCGACACGTTTAGCAACTATGTGGCTATGTGGCAAGATGAATTTTGTAACCCAACAAGTAACCTCTACAACAAAAAGTCTGTGAGAATGAAGATGACTATGCAGGCGTGGGGTGACTTGAAATCTGACATCGAAAACTGTATTGGACTTATCAAGAAACTATCGAACAAAGTGAATGTTGTTCTGACTTGTCACGAAATCCAAGATAGTTTTGAGGGACTTGAATCAGAAATACTCCCAGATATAAGAATTAACCTTAACAAGGGTAGCAGGAGTTTTCTGGAAAGTATGACGAACATCGGTATCCATACCACTGTGTTAGCGTCAGAATCAGATGAAGATGATGGTAACACACAAACTGAGTATATACACGCGGCACATATTGGGCAGAATCCATATTATTGGACTAAAACACAGAAATCTGCTGCCATCCAGTTGCCGAGTGTATTACTTAATCCGACATACAAGAAGATAATGGCGCTGCTGAACGCCAATGTAGATGCCCAACAGAATAATGTTGGAGAATGATGAGGTAGAAACATATGAAACTCAAGGTTAATCTTACAGGCACATCAAGAACAGTTCCTGAGGGAGAGTACAACGTAGTATGTACAGCAGTTGAAGAGGGTGTATCCCAAGCAGGTAATGACAAACTTATGGTTACTTACACAATCATTGATGGGGAGTATGAGGGTAGAACGGTATTTGACACATTCACACTCACAGATGCAGCAATGTGGCGCATTGAAGACTTTCTATTTGCGACCGGTCAAAAACTTAAAGGCAAAATTGTACTTACGGAAAAGAACTTTTTGGATAAGAAAGTGGTTATAACTGTTGAGATGCAAGAATATAATGGTAAGTCTTATGCGCGTGTTTCACAGTACCTACACTACAATGCTCCTGCCAATAAACTTGCGTCTACTAAGTCTACACAACCAGTAATTGAAGAAGAGGACGATGATGATTGGGATAATGAACCTGTTCCTACCAAAAAATCTGTGCCTACCAAGAAAACTCCAAAAGTTGAAGAGGATAGCGAGGAAGATGACGATTGGGATGAACCTGCTCCCAAGAAATCTGCGCCTAAGGGCAAGAGTAAGCCTGCACCGAAACCTGTGGAAGATGATGATGAAGATGATTGGGAGTAATGACGATGCCTAAAAATGTTCTTAAATTTGAACTTGTGTGCAAGTCCTTATTGAAATTATACACCAAAAAGAATGAAGATTATGGTGACAGTTTCGGACAGTTACACGAGGATTATGGTGATGTAGTCACACTCATAAAACTGCGAGATAAACTCAACAGATTAGAAACCATATACTTTAATGAGGGTGGTGAGAATTTTGAACCGCTGTTGGACAGCCTTGTTGACTTAGCGTGTTATGCTATTATGGGAATATCGGTACGTATGCCTGACCCAGAGATTAAACCAGATGATGCACCATTTGCACCTCGGTCAGCAGAGTATTGGGATAACCTTGCTAATTCGTTCAAACAAGATAAGGGTAATGAAAACACAAGAGATGATGCACTTAAAAAGACAAGTGACGATATAGGAGAGGCATTTATGAGAGGCCTTCAAAAATTCAAAGAGTTCATAGATAAGACAGGAAAATCAGAATTTGAAGAATTTCTTGAATCAGACATAGGAAAAGGCTTAATCAATCACGATAATGATGAAAATTAGCATATAAATAAAGGGTGGGATGGTGGGTACAGGAGAGTATTATGCATTATACACATATAAGTGACCACGTTTCAGGAAATAATGCCACAGAGATATACAATAGTATATTGTCTTCAATGGTAGACAGAGTAAGACAAGGTATAAATGTTTCAGCAGGTAGTAGAGATGGTGATATAATCGATGAATGGATAGGCACAACACTATATCTTGAAGAGGCTACAAATTTTGTAGTTGCATCTAAGTATCGAAATATGTCCATAGCATATGCAAATGGAGAGTTATATTGGTACTTAAAGAAAACAAATTCAGTCAATGACTTTCCACAAGGGCTACAGGCTGCTAAGGCAAAATGGTACTCAATAGCACATATGTCATCATATCAAAAACCCAATGCTTATGGTGTATACGATGATTGTGAGAGTGCCATTATTAACAGTAATTATGGGCATAAGATACACAAATTCTATGGGTTTGACCAATTCCAGTATGTTCTGGAAACACTCCGCAAAAATCCTGAATCACGTCAAGCAATTATACACATCAAAGACCCTGTTGACTATACACGCCATCCTGACAAAGATGTGCCTTGTACTCTCACTATACAGTATCTATTGAGGGATAATAAGTTGAACAGCATAACAACAATGCGCTCCAATGATATATGGAATGGACTTCCTTATGACTTATACACATTCGGACACTACCAAGTTAAACTCGCTGGTGCGTTGGGTGTAAATGTTGGTAGTATGGTACACAATGTAGGCAGTCTACACTTCTACAAGCGAGATTGGGATTCGCTCGCAGCTGTTGTTGGTGGTGAAGAGAAGTTGATGAAGACAGGGTTGAAAATATGGGAGTAACATAAATATGGGAGTAATAGAACGTCCGCCAAATAATTACGCCTGTGAAAGGTATGTACAAAATGCTATTGTTAATTCTGTGAAGAATATGGGCGGTATAGTTGAAAAAGTACACGGAAATGCATATCAAACTGGGCGTGCTGACCTTAATGCTATGGTTAAAGGCAACTATTATCGCATAGAGGTTAAAGATATAGGCAAAGTACCTACACAACTACAACTTGCCAATTTAAGGGAGTGGGCAGCAAAAGGTGCAATATGCTTTTGGACAGACACCCCCAGTGAGGCACAATTTGCATTTGATTATCATAATCACTCTTTATATGACAATAAAAAATGTTGGTCACATTGTCCACTTCGCAGTCATCACCCATCAAGGTGTATGACCTATGAAGCATTAAGAGATGGGAGAATAGTATAATATGGATAACAGAAACAAAAAACCGTTTGTAGTAGCAGTAGACTTTGATGGTGTTCTGTGTAAAGATGAGTTCCCTAAAACTGGTGAAGCAAATATAGATATGATAAGTATGCTCAACAATTTCAGGCGTAGATACTCAAAAGAATACCCAATGAAGTTCATACTATGGACATCAAGAGATGAACCAAGCCTGCCTGCGGTAAGAAAATTCTGCGCAGAATATGGTCTAAAAATGGACACACTTAACACCAATGTAAGTGTGTACAAGAATCTATATGGAAATGACACAAGAAAGGTATATGCTGATGTGTATATCGATGACCACTCAGTAGGTTATGACATACTAACACCAGACCTTATATACAAGGAACTTGTCAATAAGTTACTACAACACTATAATGTAGATGCTCCATACTTACGCTGGAAGACAGACCTGAGTAATTATGTGTATAAAATATCAAAATTATACTAACTTTAAGGAGAATTATTATGGATACACCAAGAAGTGCACCTTTGTGGCAACACCAGAAAGAGGCAATAGAGTTTCTGGTAAGTAAACGCGCAGGAGCCTTATTCACACAACCAGGTAGTGGCAAAACTCGCACAATGTGTGAAGTCATAAGAGCATTATGTAAAGACAAGGTTAGTTATAATATACTCATAGTTGCTCCTAAGGCTGTGTGTGAACTTGAAGTGTGGCAAGATAATATCACCCAATGGGCATCTGATATAGCACCATCACTGTTCATACATACCTTATACAACTTACCTTGTAGGAAGATAGTAGATGAGTTTAAGCAACAGAGTTTATTCACTAACCACTTATACATCATAAACTATGATAAGATATGGAGAGAGTGTCAGAATGAGTTTATCAAGACCCACTGGGATATAGTTATTCTTGATGAAAGTCATAAGATAAAATCTGCTGGCAGTAAAGTGTCAAGATTCTTCCATAGATTATCTATCAAGAATAATATTGACCACAAATATATAATGACAGGAACACCTCTCTATTCATCACCCTTAGACATATATGGGCAGTATAGGTTTCTTGATGACACAATATTTGGTACTAACTTCAATAAATTCCAAGAAGAGTATTGTAATATAGACCAAACACTAACACGCATATGTGGTTATACTGTGTTAAATAAGCAAAACCCATTCAGAGATATGGCTAAACTTCAACAGAGGATTGGGCTAAGAGCCTATGTAACAGATAACTACATAGACTTACCAGACACTCACCATATAAATGTTCACTATACACCTGGCAAGACTATTGTGAGTGCTATAAATGGCTTAAAACAAGAGGGTTATTGGAAAGATAAGTTTGGTGAGATTGCTACTACTAACTCTGGTCAGAAGTTAATGAAAGTGCATCAACTGACCTCAGGATTCTGTTACTACACCAATCCAGAGGCACTGCGACAGATAGATAATGCCCGCTTATATGCCCTTAAAGGTATTATTGAGCAGTTACAAGGTAGACCTATTGTTGTGTTTTACAGATTTAATTATGATGCTACACAGATAATGTACCACTTGATGCCTTACTTACAGAGCGAAGAGGACAGTAAGATTGCGATATTATCTGGAACGCGTCATATGCCACCAAATGGTGTTAAACTGCTGACTATACAAGAATGGATTGCTGGCGAGTGTAACATAATACTGGTACAGGGTCAGGCTGGTAGTGAGGGCATAGACTTAACAAGAGCGTGTAACACCATCTACTATTCCAAGGTGCTATCCTACGGGTTATATGAGCAAAGTATTGCACGAACACATCGACCTGGTCAGACTAATAAATGCACCTACTACCACATATTGGGAACACCTCTGGACAATCACATTATGGATTCATTTAACCAGAAGAAAGATGTCACTACTTTATCTTTTATAACTTCCAAGAATTAGTTGAGGAATTAAAATGGTTTATTAAAAAACGTATATTTTCCAGTGTAAATTTTAACGATTTTTTAAGTGGAATAATTTCCCTACCGCTTAAAAAATCGTTAATTTTTATTGAATTTTTTCCTTGGAAAATAGGGTTAAAAAGTAAAAAGCGCGGAACGTATCCGCGCATTTTACTATAATATTGGAGGGACAAGGATGCAAGGTGGAGCGACACCTCGCATTGAGCCCTACAATATCCCATCAATAGAGAACCACATATTCTTTGATTGTGTGAGCAAATTCTGTGCATTAATAGTTGGTGAATATGTCTTTGATATTGCATTCATACACACCACAAAATAGTTTCCAGCGATATTATCTATGATTAAATCCTTCAATTTAATACGCGCCTCATAATACATTGAGCCAGGTATACTATATGGGGAAATTTTTTGGATAAATCTGAATGGAGTTGTAGTTGCCCCATAAGTATGTAAAGTAAACCCACATTCAGATGATGCATCAGTAGACAGGTATACTCCCAAAGGTTCTATGATAGGTGTTATACCATATATAAGATTGTGCGTTGTAAAACCATTATCTACTAACCAAGTTAAGTATGCCCCATCTATAAATGGTATTATATTTGAGGGGTCAAATATTACAAGATTAGTCAGAGATATAGTACCCAATGCTTGTGTGGCTATATCCTCAGTTGCACTACCATAAATTGATTCATTCTTTTCTTTGGATATTTGATATGATTTATATACATTGTGTAACCCTGCAATAATAGGCTCAGACCCTTGTACAAGACCACAATAAACTTCCTCAGAACTACTTGTTGGAAGAGATGTGTATATATTCAACAAGTTATTGGATTTAATTACAGTAGTATTTTTCAATCCATTAACAAATACTGATGTTGTTGTAAGAGTTATTGGAATATTTTGAGTAACTATATTTGCTACAAGTTTTATAGCAGGATTTCTTATTACACCTTGCTCAGTAGATTTATCCAAAGCATTTTGTAAATAAGTTATTTGACGTTGTAGAGATGCTCTTGTATTTTGAATATCTTGACCTTCAATTGCTATGTCTACTGCTGCAGAGTTAGCATATGAAGCAGGATACATTCCAGATGCTGCACTGGATAGACTATTTATTTGACTCTCTCCAAGAAACTTCCACTCATTACTCTGGACAGTCACATATGTGTAATACTCCCAGTCAGTGCGCAATCTAAGCACATCATAAGGCTTGATGAATGGAGTACCGTGCGCCATTAAGAAACTTGCAGCACCTGATGCATAAGATTCTAAATCATACTGTAAAAACTGCCCATATGATATGTTATAGTTACCGCCAGTATAGTGTCCACCTATTGTATCAATATTATCTTGCTTAAATTGATAAGACATAACATCTGTATTGGGTATATTTATTGAAGATAATTTTGCGGTATTCAATAACACAACAATAGGTAAATGCGAAGATGTGTATAAATTCTTTAAGGATACTGAACCATCATCTGACAATACATTTATATTTGCCATATACAATGCAGAGCCTGCTAAGTCCACATTGAGATTATGTCTACCAGCGTTAACTGTACATAGGGGTGTTGGAGAAAATATATCCCCCTCTACTCCTCTTGTTATTAACTCTGTACAAGAATATGAACCATCTAAGAATGTTGGTTGTGGGAACACTCCCTCAGGTATAGTAGACAATAGACTGGGGAGAGGTACTTCAATATCAATAGTTTCTGCTATATAAGGAGTTTGTATAAAGTTTACACCCATCAATATACCAAGGTCTTTCATTAAAGAGCGTATGGTAAATGTGCAAGATTTTTCCCCAAATTTTTGCATATAAATGTCTAACAATGCTAAGGGAGATGACCATTCTTCAAACTCATATCCGCTTTCAGGTATTGTTATATATGGCGCTAAGTCGTTTTCCAATAAAGAGTCCCATACTTCTCTGGGAGTTTTATATGATGCCGTCAACATATAATTGCTCAACGCATTATCTAACACAATATCAAATTTGGGCTGTGCAGTAAATGTAAGTTCTCTGTCTTTATATGCCATTTCTATGACTTCAAACTTACAAGATTTACATACATACTTTAAGTCAAGACCTGTGTTATGTTGTGCGTATATAAAAGCAATTTTTCTTGTAGTGTTTGTCAAATCAAGGTAATCAGCAGATGTTGCTACATTTATTTTAACAGTAAGTGTGCTTGTAGTAACATCTCCAAGAGTGACCCCATTATCACAAAATTGTTTGAGAGTTACCTCAGTTATTGGAAAAGTGGCTCCAGTGTCTATATGGTCTTTTAACCACCAACTTTCTGTCATATAGTCATTCTCATTATAAAAGGCTACAAGAATGTCCTCAACACCCTCTTCTCTCAATGACAATAAGTCTAACCAGTTATAGTATTGTGAACCCATTATATTTCCTCAAACACTATCTGAATGTCACAATAAGTTCCTGTTTCATATATATTGTTTGTGACACTATAATTTGTAAATGTTATACCATCTGGGATATACATAAAGTACTCTTTTATTTCACCTGCAGTATCTGGGTTTAAGAATGACACCATATACCTTTGTGTTGTGCTATTATGTATTATATCAAATAAGTTATCTGCATCTTCCATACTAAGTTGTTTCCACACTGCTGTAACTCTCCAAAAACCCTTACGCACAACATACCCTTGAAATACACCCGTCAATTCATTGCGTTGTGTAGAGGTAGAATATGTACGAACATATTCAGAATCCAAGGACACGAGATTATGAGAGAAACCCTCAGAATTTATTTGTATTAAGTATTGGTCACTCATTACGCAATCCTCCTTTGAGTATCATTATATGCCTTGGCTAACGCAGCATTAAACTGACTATTACCTATTTGTAAAGCATAGATGTCTTTGTCCCTATTTGTACTGAAACTACTGCGTGTATTTCCACCTAACATACGCCTATTTATTGCATTATTCAATAATTGATTAGTACGTTGTGAGTTAGTCAATGGTAACACCATCTCTGCTCCGTGTTCTGCTAAGCGTGACACAACAGGGCGTGTTATCAATCCACCATTTGCGTGTCCTGATACTAAGTCATATCCGTGAGCATTTACCCAAGCCTGTAAGTCACCACCATAATCACTTAATGAGCCAGGAGTTTTACTACTTGATGTTGAACTACTCGATGTTGAACTACTTGGTGTTGAACTACTCGATGTTGAACTACTTGATTTACCAGCCACATCTCCTGTTGTAACAGCATTGCCTTTCCAGTCAGTAGATGTGTCATTATAGTTTGATATTACTTGACCTACAATATTTCCAACAGCACCTACTGCAGCACCTATACCAGCACCAGCAACAGTACCTAACCCTGGTATAACACTACCAATACCAGCACCTACACCAGCATAGGCTGCTGCATTTGCTAAGGTACTTCCAGCACCGCCTAACAACCCTTGTCCAGATGAAACGTTTCCTGCGAATCCTGCTGCTACATTTGCTGCTGTGTTACCTGTACCAGTAGCATCTGTACTCACCGAATTTGATACATTCTGTGCTATTTGCCAAGCACCTATCGCTGCACCAGCAAGTGCTAATCCATTTTTAACTGCTGCTAATAGACCATTACTAAACAATCCACCAAGTTTTGAGCCTATTCCTGTCCACGCAGCAGCTGCTCCTGACTTAATCTTATCTGCTATTGTAAGCACTGATACAAGTACATTGTTACTTCCAACAGCCAGTGCTGAGCGTATGCCCTCAATAGTAAGTTTACCCAAGGATGCCCCTGCTGTCGTAAACATTCCAGATGTTATTACCTTTGTCAACACAGATGATAGCACATTACCTATTACTGTGTATAATGTCTGTACACCCAAAGCAAGCATCAATGGTGTCTTTATACCATCCCAGATGAATCCTATAAGTGCTGCCCCAGCATCCTTAATTTGTGCCATCAACTCTGAGTTGCTTTTAACATTATCTATTACATTTGATACGAGTTGCGTTACAGCAGGTAGTATAACTGGTAATAATGTACCTAAGAAATTTGTTACTGTGCTAACTGCTGTAAGTATAATAGTTTGTATCTTATTGTAAGTATCCTCTGAATTCAGATAAGTGCGTAAAGCATCAATAACTGCAGTTGCAGCCTCTTCAAATTTAGGTTTAGCAGCGATAAGTCCATCAAGTATAGCATCGAAAATTTTAATCCCTATTTCAGTCACTATACCTATATTATCTGACACCACGCCAAATATATCCTCTACTATGGAAGATATTGCTTTATAAGTGGATGCTTGATTAAACCCTTTTTTGAGTCCCTCAATGAACTTATTGATAATAGGTCTTACAAGGTTTACTGTAAATGCTATTGCTTGTAACCCATCACTTATGAATCTGCCTACATACTCACCAAATAATGGTGCATACTTAACAAGTAAATCTCCTATGTTCTTTACAATAGGTTTTACATATTTTTCAACCCAACCCTCTAACACATCAAAGACATTGGAGAGGGTGTTCTCAACTGCTTGATATAAGTTATTGTTGTGTATTGCGCTTTCTATTGCATCAAATATACTCATACCTTTCAAGTCTATACTGTCTAAATAGTCAAGTATAGGCGAGAACATTCTTGATATATTTGGTAAGTGTGATGCAATAGCATCCAGTGTAGGCACAGCCATAACAGCAATATTCTGTATTGCTTTTATTACCTTATCTGCTGTATCACCAAGATTTTTATATGATATAGTATATGCGGCTAAGTCTTGTAATGAATCAGCCATTACATACTGTATCTGTTTAAGATAAGGCAAGAAGTATTGTCCAAATGTACGTTGTAAAGTATATGTCGCAACTTCCGTAGCAGATAAGGCACCAGCAAAGGTATCAGCATAAAGTGCAGCGTTGCCTTCAAATAATGCTGCCTCTTCCATAACACCAGCCAATATAGCCAAACTCTTCTGTTCTGGTGTCATCGCTGCTGTACTGATACCCATCTGCTTTGCCCAAGTAGCGTACATATCTGATACGTTCTTAGTTATACCAACGTTGTCTATGAGTATACTATTCTGGTTTTTAACACCCTCTGTTGCACCCTTAACAGCCTCACCAAGTTCAAGTGACCCTTGTCTACTAAATGAACCTGCATCTTTGAACGCTTGCATAACTTTCATCAAGTCATCAAATGTTCCACCTGTACGGAGTGTTGGAAGTAAGTTTTTGAGTGAGGCAGCAGCATCAGTTATGTTTATCAAACCATCTGCTGTGTACTCTGTTATGAATTGGTCTACATCTGCGAAGTCTACACCAACAGCCTGTGCAACTGATTTTAACCCAGCCATTGCTGAATCATATTCACTTGCTGCGGTTACACTCAATTTGGTGAAGTCAAGTCCAGCTGCGGCAATATCCATAGCAGCGTTTACAGTTGCGCTAAGTGCATTGCCTATTATATCAACACCTGTGCCTAACACAGAAGATATGCCATCAATTATGCTCTCACCAAATTTATACCCAACTGTGACTGCTCCCGCAAAGAATGCTGAACTGAAAGTAAATGCTGAGGATATTTGTCCAGTAATACCGCGTAATGTACCAGATACACCTTGTGATATAGCACGCATTTGGCTATCCATAGTACGCGATTGTGCACGCATTAAAGTGTCAAATGATGCTGCTGTTGATTGTGTTACTCTGGATATATCTTGCGCTAACCCAGTGCTATCCAGCACCATCTTTAATGCTACATTTCCAACTACATCTCCCATACTACACCTCACATATTACTTTGCACCAAATGCTTGTTTTAATTGATTCCAATCGTATGTATCAACACTTACCTTGGTATTCTTTATAAGGAAGTTTTGCCATTCGTGATATATCTTCAAATGTGCCATTGACAGATTCTTCAATTCTTTTGGTTGTGTCTGCCTAATCTGCACAATATTATGCAACATAGAATCCCCTGGTAACGCTGCCACCATAAGTTGATACACAGCCATATCTACATCATATATATCTATGTCTATACCAAAATGACCAAATATGCTTATCCGTATATACTCTTTATCAAAGTTATGGTCAAACCATATTTCTGACTTATCTTGCTTGCCCAATAATCTGTCTACGAAACTGTTTCTGTGCCTCTTCAAAAGATATTCCATACACAGCAGATTGGATATATAGTACAAGATTAGTAAACCCAACAGCAGTTAAATCTGCGTCTTGTACAATCTTGTATTGTTCATCGCCTAACACAGCCCGTAGTAATGCCTCATCCCCATTCATTCCTTGTTGTAACAATTCCTCAGATTTCTTGATTGTGCTCATTCTTGTATCAAGCGTGAGTAATTTGTCACCAAATTCCAACTTAGTTTCGACATTGGTAATTATATTATTACCAGTAGAAATAACCTTACTTTTATCCATTGCTAAAATCCTCCAATATATTTTCTACACATTACCTGTGTGTATCAGGGCTAAATTCCGTTTATTCTGGCGTTCGTGACGTTATAGTCATCACGTTTATTATAGATTAAAATTTTACTTGCGTGAGTAATTGTGGTAGTGTCCTGTTTTACCAAGTTCAACAAACACTCTGCTAAACTCTTTCAATATATACTGATTATATTGTATTGCCTCAAACCATCTTGCACGTGCATTCCTGTTGTGTTTGGGGTTAAACTTAAATGGTACACCTTTCTTGCTAATACCTCTGTATATAATTGGTGCATACTTGACATTCTGTGTTTGTAGTGTCACAACACCACGTCTTAAATCTTTAATCAACAGTTTATGTGATTTCTGTGTCTTACCTGTCTTGTAAGGTATGACTTCGCGTTCTTTATACTCTTGTAACAAGTGTTCACCTGCTATTCTAAGAGCATCATTTGCGCGCGAAGTCAATTTTGCTATAACAGTCGAGTCTGTACTTGCGACCACATTATTGCCTTTATACACAACTGCCATAACACACCTCACAATTTGAACAATAAAATAAACTATTGTGTCATCCTTTCATTAACATCACGCTCCCTCTGTTACTGTTGGTGTTCCATCAGACAGGAATGTTACATTCAGAGCAGCCACATCTGTACTTTCTGAACCGTAAATTGCTGTGACGTTATACACAACAGGTATCACAATTTCTGTACCATCAGGTATTGTGAGTTTAACCCATCCATTGTTATCCTCACCGTTGCTCATAAGCAACGATGCCAGATAATCGTTACCAGTGTCACCCACATTGCGTTTTCCCTGACCCTCCATTGTGATGGATTTAGCAGTAACAAGTCTGCGTGTCCATCCGTGCTGTTCCATTGGAATCCATTCCTCAACGCCATTATCAACTGTAAGTCCGATGCTGGTTAGTTCAGCAACAGATACCCAACTTGACGGTGGTGTTGAAGATGTGCGTTTTTGTGCACTTATCTGGAATATTTCTTCATTTACTGGAAATACCATAATATTCTCCTTATACTGTTGATTAGTTACATCTGACCTTTTAGCACTTCACATACTCTTTGAGGATACAGTATTGTTTGTATGGGGATTCCATATGATACTATTATAGGTGTCAGGTTACATATTATCCTCGCTTTGTGGGCTTTCGGTAATACTATCATCTGTACTGATGTCATCATCAATGCTGCTATCAGGTTGGTTTGTTTCGACATCTATTTGCTCCTTATAGTTATCTACACAATATATATCAGTAGTTATATTATATGCTCCCAAAGAGTTTGAGCCTAAGTCTTCAATCTTATATGTGTTTGTCATATAAAGGATTGACCGGTCTGTTTCAATTTTTGAGTTGTTTGTTATGTAATCAATAAAACTCTGCAATATAGAGCGCAATATATCATATCCGCTTTTGTATTGTAAGTGTATTGTCACAACAGCCTCTCGCCAAGTAACACAACTATGGGGAGTTGATGAGTAATACACAGCGCAAGTGTTTAAGTCTGAGTTGGTGACAACGCCTGCATTTACAGTAAATCCATCTGGTAATAATGGCTTGATTACTACATCTATAATATCTTGTAACATAATACCTCTCCATTGTGTTAACTGCTGAATTTACGTCTGTTTTCAGCAAGGTGTAATGTTATGTGATGTACTGTTCCATCTAAGTTGCGTAGAATACTTACCATATCAAAATTGAATACCCCAACATATTGCCCTAAATTTGATACAATTTCAATATATCCGTGAGTTGGTTGTACTATATCCTCAAATAATGATTCATTATTTGTTACAAATATAGACTTTGATGCAACGTTTGCTGTATCTTGTCGTGAGAATTGACCATATTGTTGTTCAAGATATCCAGGTATATCTTCATATTCTGCTTGAACATCAAATGCTCCCTCTTCATTTACATCGTTATAGTACAACACAACTCTTGCTACAGTATTCTGCAATCCGTCTGGGTATCGGAATTTTTGAGGGGGGAATGTTGAGTTCATATCATATCCCCCTATAACACAATCCAGCATTTGTCAGCACTGTTAATGCTATTCCTGTTATAGCGTTATAACTTGTGCCACCATCAGAGTTTACACCACCAGTAGTTGTAGTCGTTGAGGAAGAATTACTGTATGAAACCTTTTCAACTACTGTTGTGTCTTCAATCTTATGCTCTATGTGCCTACTTGATATTTCACTTGGAGATACCTCAATGTTACCTGCTGTTGCGTAAGCATAAAATCTATACAATGCCTCTGTCTGGTAAAATGTTGCGAGTTTAAGCGCATCCATTATTGTGCTTACAAATGTCATTAGTGGTGTTTCTGTCAATTGATTGTGCATAAGTATTCGTTTATCACAGGCATTATACACAATCAAACTTGCGTCATAAATGTATCTGCGGAGCACATCCTCATCACCATCTTCTGGAAATATTCCGCCATACTCTCTGTATTCTTCTATTGTCAGGAAAAATGGTCTTGCCATAATTATGCTCCTACATTTATATCACATATCTAATTCCGCAGGTAGTAAGTCTGGACAATAGGTATCTAATCCCAATTGGGACACATCCCCCATATCATCAACTGTCCAAGCATCCAAAAACTCTTTTGCAAGTTTTCGGTAACACAACAAGAGTTTTTCGTACTCTGTGCGTGATATTTTGTCATCTATTGCCCAGTATAATACTTTTCCTGCTTTATCGATGATTCTGTACCCATTATTTGTGTAATATTCAATGTCTTGCTCCATAATAGGTACAACCCTATTTGCTTTTTGTGCGTACATACTATCCTCCAATACTATATTTCACAGTAATTTTTACAGTGCTATTTTTAATCCCTCTGGATTTTAGTGACTATAACTTCATTTAGTTATAAGTACACTTGTGAAATTCTTATGCTTCTCTGTTAATAGCAACACCAGCGCGCTTGTAGTCTACTATGAAGAGGTCGCTATACTTACGATTTTGATACAGCCACCCGTCACCTTGTGTATGTGTTCCCTCTGGCCAAAGTCTGATGTAGGAGTGTTTAACAGGGGCAATAACTGCACTCGGATGCACAATTATAGCATTTATCTGCTTAGCACCAGCAGCAGGAGCCCAACCATCTGTAAAGTCATAAGCACTCTTGAAACGTGCAATCGGTACTTCTTTGATGAGCAGATTATCAAGTCTGAGAATCTGTCCATTAAGAGTTTTTCCACCTGCAGAATCCCAAGTAAGTGTTCTTGCACCCTCAGTTGCTTTCTTGATGGCTTTTACGATTGTGTTTGTAGCGTACAATATGCGCCCCTCTTGGGGAACACCCGCATCATTCATATCGCCCTGCACATCATCGATGTAGTCAAGAATATTGCTTTCATTCAGAGCTGTGGTGTCTACTGTTCCACCAGCAGTTGTGAACTCTGAGAGGAGTTTGCTGAAACGATATGCATCTTCCTCAGGTATTGCTTGCGAGGTAAGAAATTCATTTGTAACGTTTGCAGCAGTAGCAACTTGATTACTCTCATCAACGTCCATTGCATCAACGAAGAACTCAACGTCACGGTCAAATGTAAGTGTTTTCGTCAAGTCAAGTTTTGTTACGTCTTGCCTATTGAAACCACCAGTCCTAACGTGGTCTTTGTATCCACCAACAGTCAGATACGGAAGTTTGACAGTTTTAGCATCAAGGAACGATACCTTAACACTGGATATTCCACCAGACACAGCCTCAACGGCATATTTTTGAATTATCTGTCGCTCAAATTTTGTTACATAGTTAATTGAGTTTGCCATAAAATTTTCTCCTTTTAATTATATAAAATTATTGTTTATATACACAGCAACCTGCTGTTAAAGTTAATATTGTATCC